TGAGATACCATATGAAACACCAACTAATCAATTCGGAAAGACTTCTACAAAGTACGAGCAAGAGGTCGCGTACGGCAAATTTTCAGGTTATGTTAACCATTACCACGTCAGTAAGAGAAAGATAGATTGTGCTGGACTAGATATTAAAACACTATTGGATGAGATCACCGAAGAGTGATGACTTCTTCAAGGCACTATATATTGTGTGGGGCTTCTTTTACTGTTCTTGCTGAACTGTATTTCTGGTACAGAACTGCAAAATATAATTTACGTTTCGGAACAAAAGCCGATCGAAACATTCGTGATCGGCAAACCAACCAGGAAAGCTGAGTGGGAAACTGTTCCAAAAGTCAGGGTATGTGCGAGTACTAAGTTGATAATGTCGCGGGTTGATAACGCGGTTAAATACTGGGAGCGACTGGGTTATGAATTTAAATATACATATAAAGACTTTATAATAGATTGTATGAATCCCAGATACGGTGAGATCATAATAACGTTGCCAGAAGGAGGTTTTTCTGCACACCATATGGCTTCAACAAGACTTTACACGAGCAATAGAACTGGTAAGATCGTAATGGCCAAAATTTTTATATTACCAAAAAACGGCAGGAAAGAAAGAGTGCTGGAGCACGAAATAGGACATGCGTTAGGTTGGAATCACTACGGACAGAAATTACATATAATGCATCCGAATTGGCAAGATGGCGGGTTTGATTCGAAAGGCCTTAAAAGAACAGACTTGACAGACAACAAAAAATAAGTCATAATATATACGAGGTTCAAATGAGTTTTGAATACGAGAACATTGTTGTAGGTAGCTCACTATCTGCGTTAATTTTTGCATATGTTAATGAGTATCCGGTATTCTTTACTGATGTGAACGTGCCTTTCCGATTTGATTTTTTATCCCCTAGCCACACCCCAATTGGCGTGCCTTGCGAAGCAAAAACATTACTGTCATTTGATGATGAAATGAAAGTTGGAACACGAAAGCAAGTTTTGTGGGATCGATTGTATTTTCTTCTATCTTTAAAGGGGCTTACACCTCTTTCAAATTTGTGCAAAACAATCAGATGTAACGATAATTCTATAATTTGTTTAAATGAATATTCAAAGATACTTGAAGCTTCATTTGTTGACTGCCATTACTTTGGCGATTCCAATGCTGCAGGCTTCGTGCGTAAAAACAAGCTTGACGAACATAGTTATGTGTGTTATGATTATATAGCATTCAATAGTGGAGGCAAACATGAGATCGACTTTATACACACAGATGATGATTTTATCAGCGAGGTATGGTTTTATAGTTCCGACCGTATTGATGGAAATACTCCTGTTAGAGATGCTTGTGCGGTATCAAAGCTAACTGAGTCGCAACTAGTAGATTTTGATTACTCAGAAACGATGGCTCGATTCAAGGTACTCAAGATTATGAAAGACAACGGAATGAGAGGAAAATTAAGTGGATACACAAAAAAAGGTACGGCTAGGCACTATGATTTTAGAACAACTAGCATCAGACGCGAAATACACCGCTGCCCAAATGGGCTCAGAGCAGAGGGTCATAATATCAAAGTTAAAACCGACAGCGAAGAAAGTATGCTCAGGCTTTTATCGAATGTTCAAAGTCCATCCGATAGATTTTTAGAGTTGCTAAATGTCTCTTCATCTTAGCGGTATAATACCTGTTGCCAATTATGACACGGAACTAAGTGTATCTTTTCCTGAGCTACTTATGCCTGTCTGTGACGGCTTTAATTTGATTCAGAAATCAGTGCATGAATGCGCTTTGGCTGGTTGTAATACTATATGGATTATAGCTAACGACGACCTTGCGCCGGTGATAAGAAAGACCGTTGGTGACTGGGTTTATGACCCAGTTTATTATAAAAGAGACTTAGAATCTAAATTTTACTCACAATTAAGGAAAGAGATACCTATTTATTACGTCGGAATCAAACCTAAAGATCAAAACAGGAGAGATAGTTACGGGTGGTCGATTATAGAAGGTATTCACGCCGCCTATATGACCTCCCTCAAAATTTCCAAATGGCTAACCCCGGAAAAATATTACATTTCCTTTCCGTTTGGACTTTTTGATATCTACTTTATAAGACAACATAGAAAATTGATTCGAGACAAAAGCAAGAATTTATTTTTTACATATAATGGACAGAGTGTGGTAAACAACCAATATCTGCCATTCACCATGACAGGAGAAGATTTTAAACAATGCCGAAGAGCGATAAACAAAAAGACAACAAGGGAATATTTACCCCCTTTACCAAACCAGCAGTATCCATCCCAGAAGCTCCCGCTCCACGAGAGATGGTCCGCTCGTCACTTTACTTTAAGTGACATATATGAGCCACTAGACTCTCAAGAAAGAACAACAATCGAACTAGAGTGGTATTTTGACACGTCCAATTGGAATGGCTATGCAGAATATATTTCTTCAGAATATGTGCTAAATAAGCCCCTAGACGAGTTGACAAGGCCCCGACAGCATGTTACAATACCATATACCAATTCGGAGGGTTAAATGAATCGTATTGATTCTAAAATTAAGTTTGTTGGTCTGCACGCACATTCTGTGGCAGGCTCTATTTTTGATGCCATTGGGTATCCACAAGATCATATGGACTTTGCATATGAAAACGGGTGTGACGCGCTAGCGCTGACTGATCACGGCAATATGAACGGGCTAGCTTATCAAGTACTGCACGCCAAGAAGATGCAGGAAGCGGGTAAAGAATTCAAGCCTATCTTCGGGTGTGAAGCTTACTTCACGCCATCCATCGAAGAATGGCACGAAGCCTATAGTCAAGCGATGGCTGATAAGAAGAAGGCGCGCGCAATCAAGAAGGATGCCCAATCGGGCGCCACTGTTGAAGATGAGGGTGACAGCAAAAAGATTCAAGGTATTCTGAAGCGCCGGCGACACCTTGTATTGCTAGCCCAGAACCAAACTGGCCTGAACAACCTATTTAAGTTGGTATCAGAGTCGTACCAGCCGGAGAATTTCTATCGCTACCCACGCATTGACTACGCGCTACTCAAGAAGTACAACGAGGGCATTATTGCTTCTTCTGCTTGTCTTGGTGGGGTGTATGCCGGTAACTACTGGGAGAACCGAGAGGATGGCGACGAGGCCGTTCTGGAGGCAATGCGGGAGTCCACACGTCGTATGGTCGACATTTTTGGTGATCGCTGGTATGCCGAGATCCAGTGGAATAATATTAAAGAGCAACATGAGCTGAATCAGTATGTGATTCAAGTTGCAGAAGAGTTTGGCGTTGGACTGGTCACGACAGCCGATAGCCACTACCCCAACCCTGACGCTTGGAAAGACCGTGAACTTTACAAGCGCCTTGGTTGGCTTGGTAAGGGTACGCCTTCTTGGGCCGAAGGAGAGTCGGAGCTTCCTGATGGCGTTGAGGAAATTGGGTACGAGTTGTATCCAAAGAATGGTGACCAGATCTGGAAAAGCTACAAGGAATACTCTGAATCCACGGGGTTTGAGTATGACGACAGTGTAGTTTTGAAAAGTATTGAGGAATCTTACAGGATCGCCTTCGAGCGCATCGAGAAGTTCCTGCCTGACAATACAGTCCGCCTCCCCGAATTTGTAGTTCCCGCAGGATTTACAGCAACTCAGGCACTGGTAAACTTTGCTCTAGAGGGCCTCAAGGACAAGGGGCTGCACACCAACAAGGAATACACCGATCGTTTGCGTCTTGAACTAAACGTCATTGATGACCGAGGGTTCTCCAAGTATTTCCTTACAATGAAATCAATTGTTGATGTAGCAACAGATATGATGCTCACAGGCCCGGGCCGCGGCTCCGCTGCTGGTTCATTGGTAGCGTATGCGTTAAACATTACCCAGGTTGATCCAATTAAGCATGGACTACTGTTCTCGCGATTCCTACGTTCCGATGCGACAGACTACCCAGATATCGATTACGATGTATCCGATTCAATGTCTCTCAAAGAAAAGCTTGTTGAGATGTGGGGAGCAGACTGTGTGGCACCAATCTCAAACTGGAATACGCTACAACTCAAGTCTTTGATCAAAGATATCTCTAAGCTGTATAATGTCCCATTTACCGAAGTAAACACGGTTACGTCCATTATGATTCGCGAAGCTACGCCGCTAGCGAAACAGAAGCACGGTATTAAGGCGGGTGTCTATAGCCCCACGTGGCAAGAAGTTATGGAGTTCTCTCCGACGCTGAGGCAATACCTAGCGAAACATCCAGCGGTTAAGACTCACGTTGAAGGTCTTGTCGGTCAGGTCCGCTCTTGTTCTCGGCATGCCGGCGGTGTGGTTATCGCAGAGGACTTAGATCAAAGTATGCCTTTGATTAACTCTGGCGGAGTGCGACAAGCGCCGTGGGCTGAGGGGCAGAACGTCCGACATCTTGAGCCGATGGGTTTCATTAAGTTCGATTTGCTTGGTTTGTCTACTCTTAAGATGATGGAAGGTGCGATCTACCACATCCTGAAGCGCCACCATGGTGTCGAAGAACCTACCTTCGCCCAGATTCGAGACTACTACGAGAAGAAGCTCCACCCCGACATTCTTGACCTGAATGACCAAGAGGTGTACAAGAACGTCTTCCATCCCGGTAAGTGGGCTGGCGTTTTTCAGTTCACGGAACACGGAGCACAACAGTTCTGTACCAAGGTAAAGCCAAACAACATCATTGATTTGTCAGCTATTACCTCTATTTTCCGGCCCGGGCCCTTGTCCGCTGGTGTTGATGCCGATTACGTGGAAGCCAAGGAGAGCCCACATTACATCAAGTATCTTTCCGAAGAAGCAAGAGAGATTACCGAAGAGACTTTCGGGTTCCTAATCTTCCAAGAACAGATTGCGCTACTGGCTCACAAGCTTGGCGGTCTGACTCTCGATGAAGGTAACATGCTTCGCAAGGTGTTGACCAAGAAGGGTACCGGCAAGAACAGTGTCAAAGGTAAGCTGCACGACAAGTTCATCAAAGGCTGTGTTGCCAAGAAGATCAATAGGGATGAAGCTCAATCACTTTGGGACAAGTTCGAATTCTTCTCCGGTTACGGTTTCAATAAGTCCCACGCAGTATCATACTCGATTATTTCGTATCAGTGTGCTTGGCTGTGGAATTACTACCCAGCAGAGTGGATGGCAGCATTCTTGGACAAAGAACCAGAGACTCGCAAAGAGAAAGCAATCAACATCGCAAAGAAATTTGGCTTTGATATCGCACCGCTCGACATCAACAAGTCTGGCACAGTGTGGGAGATTAGCGAAGATGGCAAAACTATGATTCAGCCGCTCACTTCGATCAAGGGTCTGGGAATGTCGGCGATTGAACAAATCTTAGACAACCGGCCATTCATGAACGCAGAGGATCTGCTATTCCGTGAAGATGTATCGTACTCTAAGTTGAATAAGAAAGCGTTGGATGCTCTCTGCCGCGGCGGGGCTCTGGACAACATTGTGGATGATCGCTTCAGTGGCCGCAAACACTTCTGGTCAGCCTGCGTGGTTGAGAGGCCAAAGAACCTCAAGAAGTTTGGAGATAACATCGAGTTGTTCAGACCAGAAGGTGACTTTAGCGAAGAAGAGATCATCCAGTTCAAAACTGATCTTACCGGTGTGTTCCCAATCAACTTGGTGATTAGCACAGAGACAGTCGAGAAACTTCAAGAGAAATACATTCCGCCAATCTCAGAGTTTGATGAGGGGTTGCAAGTATGCTGGTTCATACCCCGCAAGATTACTCCCAAGAAAACCAAGAACGGCAAGGATTACTGGATCGTAGAGGTGATTGATTCCAACAACGAGTCCACTCGCATTCGATGTTGGGGAGTCAAACCACACAGGGACACCATCCATCTTAATCGGCCATATATGGCTCGTCTCAAATATGATGAGAACTGGGGCTTCTCGACCTACGCTGTCGGCAAAACATTCAAACTATTAGGATAAACATGAACGTAATTAAGAAATTTAGTCCGCTCTTAAAGGAGCCAAAACTTATCGATGACTTGCCTATTGTTATTAGGGTAAACAAGTTCGACGAAGCATCAGCCAAGACGTTTTCAGTCTTGATGCGCAAAGCGCAGAACACGGGCCAGCCCGTTGTTCCAATTATAATTGACAGCTATGGTGGTCAGGTGTACAGTTTGATGTCAATGATTTCAGATGTTCAACACTCAAAGATACCGGTGGCGACTATTGTGCAGGGTAAAGCCATGTCTTGTGGTGCTATTTTGTTTAGCTTTGGTGCCCCCGGCAAAAGGTATATGGATCAGAACGCGACGGTTATGATTCATGACGTCAGTTCAATGGACCGCGGCAAAGTAGAAGAGATCAAAGCGTCCGCTGAAGAAACTGAGCGACTCAATAAAAAGATCTATCATATGATGGCAGAGAACTGCGGACAGCACGAAGATTACTTCTTAGAAATTGTTCACGAGAAGGGTCACGCCGATTGGTTTTTGGACGCAAAAGAGTGCAAGAAGCACAAATTAGCGAATCATTTACGTGTGCCAGACCTTAAAATAGAAGCTACGGTTAAGATCGACTTTAAGTAAAACTACTTAAGGTATATGATCAAGACCAAGAAAATCAAATACCGGCGCCTTATGAATGAGTTGGAGTATCTCTATGAAGAGATGGACTTGCTTGACGACATTGTAAAAGGCGCCGCTGGTGAGTTTGAAGTATACTATCGAGAGTTCTGTGCCAGGAATGAAATAGACATTAACAAACTGAACGAAGACAACAAAGAAAGAATTGCCGGCCTTTATGGTGTTGAACCAGAAGAGGTAAAAGAAACCCCAGTCAGCGAATATACTGGTTCGGCAGCAATTGTCAAGGTAGATACTCCGGAAGATGAGCCGCTCTTTGATGAGACGCAAGAAGAGCTGGGCACGTTCAAGGAGCTTCATGAATATTTCCACAAGATGTTTAAGAAGATAGCTATGCAATTGCACCCAGACAAGATAGAAAACTTTACTGCTAATGATGAATACAAGAAACAAATGTCTTGGGACTTCTCTAGGGCTAAGAGCGCACTGGACAACAAGAAGTACTTTAAACTAATCCAAATAGCCAAAAAGCATAATATACATGTCACTGAGCACTTCTCGCTACAAATCAGATGGTTTAAAAAAGAAAGAGATGTTATTCTCGGATCTCTCCAGGAAGTCAAAACAACGTACAACTATAAGTTCGCCGAGTGTGAAACCGACGAACAAAAGGATGATGTCGTCAGAAAATTTATTTGGCATCTTTTTAGAGTTCAGGCTTGACTCCATAGCCTCACAGTGTTATACTTTATGTATAGTCACCAAGGAGGCAACAATGGCTAATACACACGACGAGAAGAAACAATATGTTAAGGAGTACATCCGCTCACTAGCAGCAATTGAAGAGTGCATCGAACCCTATCAGGAACAAAAGCGCGAGCTGCGCACTGAGTTCCGAGAGAATGGATGGCTCAATACAGACGAGATCCGAGCAGCAGTAAAGGCATACCGCCTTCACACTGGCACCGTCAACATCGACGATATTTTGGATAACCTTACAATCATTTCTGGGGACACCAATGATAGTTGAGTTTGCACGAACACGCTCAAACGCATTCGACCCACAGCGTGCCAATCCATCGGACGCTGGGTTGGATGTCTTTTACTCACCGGAGCAGGGCAAGCAAGCAATTGCTGTCGAGCCCGGTGACAGCAAGGTTATTCCGACCGGTCTAAGGTTTGGAGTACCGCACGGCTACATGCTAGAGGTGAAGAACCGTAGCTCAGTAGCAGCGAAGCGCTCTCTTATCGTTGGCGCCTGCGTCGTAGATTCGGGATACGATGGCGAGATTTTTGTCAACCTTCATAACATTGGCAAGGAAACTCAGTATGTTCGTGGCGGCGACAAGATTGCACAACTTGTAATGATTCCAGTTGTAAACTTTAGGGCAACCCAAAGCACCAGCGGCGACTTGTATCGTAGTCCGATCACGATTAGCGATAGGGGCGACGGGGCCCTGGGGAGCACTGATGCGTCCTGAACAAGAATACCGTAAGTTATACGAGCGAATGGCAGAAATCTGCGAAGAGCAAGGATGGGGAGACCCGTTTAGCTATGCTCGAAGCAAGGAGATTTATGCTGCAACGGTACTGGGACACCAAGTAGCCACTACTTTTTCTGGTGCAGACGCATTCAATCAGGCCAACGAACCTGTGGAGTACAAGTCTACGATTGCGAAAAACCCTAAAGGCGCATACACCGGTATTTCCGTACAGCCAAACTGGGAAGAACAAAAGAGATATTTGTTTGAAGAAAAGCTTGCAAAATACCCTGAACACTATTATAATAGATTTAATGCAGGGCGCCTTGCAGAGTCATGGGTGATGAGTGGGCAAAACGTCTATAACATCCTGACGCCAAAGCTAGAAGCAAAATACCCAGACGTCCTTACCAAGAAGGACCCACGTCTTAGCGCGAATATATCTTGGACAGAAATTAAAAAATACGGCAAACAAGTAATTTAAAAGGAGAACAGATGCCATTAATGATCGACAAACACGACGCGAACGAACAAAAGAAGTCTTTACACTTTGTTAAGCAGATATATCTAGAGACTAAGCTGGATGGCAATTTCCAGAGATATGGAGGCTTTAACACTGGCTCAGGCTGGAATCTAAAAAACGGTCTTTCGTTTTTAGAAAACTTAGTAATGGGTGCGACATACAACTGCATTATCATTATTGATGTTAGAGAAGCGCTACGCTATGCCCAAGAGAAGGACTGTGAAAACTCAATTGAATATTATCAAAATGTTCTCGACGAGGGTTATAAATATGTCAGCGTAGACGGTAACAATACAGCAAGTTTTGTAACAGCTTTTCTGGACTCTCGCGACGGTGTTGGGATTAAAATTAATGGCGCGAAGAAAAGAAAGTTGTTCAATAAGTTAAGCGAAGAGGACCAAGTTAACATTCAATATACTGAGAAAATTAATGTGGTGACGCTTCGGAAAATCTTAATTGGTGAGGCTTGCGATTTGTTTAGGAACGTCAATCAACAAACAAAGCTTAATCACCAAGAACACCGTCAAGCGCGCTGGAGTGAGCTTTCTAAGTTTGTCCGTGATATAGCCAATGGTGACAACCGCAAGATTTTTCTAAATTTTGTCTACAACAAAGAAACTGATCTTGACACACGCTCACATGAAGAGATGGTTGCTATGTTTGCTTTGAAAATCCATAAGAATTATGCCACACGGCTACAGTGCGCAGATCTGAATTCGTTTTATGAAGATAATGATTCACTGAAATTAGCGACGGAAACCAATATAAGTAACACACTACAAGAAGTGCGGAAGATGGCAGAACAAACAAATGAAGGCGCTCCTATCCAAAGAAAACTAACAAAAGGAACCCTTCACAACTTGTTTGATTTTGTTCTTATGGTCACCGAAGAGAAAGGGTTCTCAATTAAGAAATCAGCCGACTTATTTAGCTGGTTCTTGGAGGCGGATGCGATGTTTAGAGCTGAGGCGGGTAAGATTACCGAAGACAACCAGAAGGATGAATCATACAGCTACTGGACGAAATTCTGTTCAAAGAATTACCACTTTTATCAGAGAAATCTTGCTATGTTTGAAGCTATGTTCTTGAGAGACATTGAGAGCTTAGTATCAAAGGGCATTGTCAAGCCAAAAAGAAGCGCCGGCGATACTTTTACCTGGGAACAGAAACTTGAACTTTTTGTAAAGCAAGAAGCAATGTTGCGAACTGGGGACAAGATGAATATCCTTGATTTGTATCTCGGAAAGTACGAGGCAGATCACATGGTCTCTATTAACGATGGAGGTGAAACAACCATTGAGAATGGGGAGCTTATGACGATGATTGAAAACCGACAGAAGGGAGCCAACTCCAACGAGCCACATTTTGAGCACCAGCTATGATGATAGAACTCAAGCACCAAGAAGGTCTGCAGTTCTTGTCGGACATCTCCGACAACTCTGTAGATCTCATCTTGACGGATCCGCCTTATATCACTTCGCGTGATTCAGGTATGGACAAGTGGGTCGATCATATTGCCAAGCAGGACACATCTGGCTCTGTTAATGTAATGACTCAACAGGATTGGGATCAATATAAGACTGAAGAGCAGTGGAATCAGTGGTTTGAAAACTCAAACGTTGATGTATTAAAGCGCCCGAATGCTTTGAAGAAGATGAAAGCAGACTTTCTTAAGTATGGGAGCATCTATGGTAAAAAGTATGCTGTCAAAACAAACTACGGTGATTGGGATTCGCAGTTCACGATGGAGCAACTTGAGCTTTTCACTAAGCACTTCTATCGTATTCTTCGACCCGGTGGCACTTGCATTGTATTCTTTGACTTGTGGAAGATCACTAATCTTAAAGACATGCTTGAGACTGAGAAATTCAAACAGATCAGGCTCATCGAATGGCTTAAGACCAACCCACAACCAATCAACAGTAAAGTGAACTACCTTACAAACTGTAGAGAGATTGCATTGTTGGGCATTAAGAAGTCCAAGCCAACGTTCAACAGCAAATACGACAAGGGTGTTTACGAATACCCGCTACAGGGTGGCAAGTCTAGATTCCATCCGACACAAAAAAGCCTACCGCTATTCGAGGACTTGATTAAGAAGCACTCAAATGAGGGAGACTTAGTGCTGGACTGCTTTGCGGGATCAGCAACGACAGCAATCGCTGCAAAAAACACAAATCGTAACTTTATTGGTTGCGAGATGGATGAAACATATTATATTAAATCTATGGAGAGGATTAAAAATGGATAAACAAACACAAGTAGTAATGTTCTCGTCGAAGACGGGACAATGGGCAACACCACAGGACTTCTACAACAAACTTAACTGGCGCTTTGGCCCGTTTGATTTGGATCCCTGTGCAGACGCCGACAATGCAAAATGCACGAAGTTCTTTACCGAAGCTGATGATGGGCTTTCGCATAGCTGGGAGGGGCACACAAGCTTCATTAATCCTCCGTACGGCCGAGGTATCGAAAAGTGGATTAAGAAGGCTTACGAGGCCTCTCGCAACGATAACACAAAGGTAGTTATGCTGATCCCGGCTCGAACTGATACAAAGTACTGGCACCAATATGTTATGAGAGCCGACGAAGTACACTTTGTTAAGGGTCGTCTTAAGTTTGGAGACAGCACAAACTCAGCTCCATTCCCGTCAGCAGTTGTAGTTTTCGACGGCAGCAACCAGAGACAGATCTTTGGGGCTATGAATCGATGAACCGGAAGCAGCGAAGAGCCGTTAAAAAGCAAGTTGGAGCAGAAGCTTCAGAAAAGATGGCTAACCAAGTAGCACAGTTTGGCAAGATGCCGGAACTATGCGGAATATGTCAAAAAGAGTTTGACAAGAAGAATAAAGAAATGGTAGAATCATGGTCAGTAGTGGTCAAGCAAGATGTAGTAAGATTATTTTGCCCTGACTGTATGAACACCGCCAAGGAGGTACTAAATGGCAGTAACTAGAATTTCGCGCGATGCACTCGATAATGTATTGCGCGGCGACATCAAAGAAAATTCGACATTTGTGTTAAAGTTTTACTCTAACAATTGTCACCTTTGTCACAATCTAAGAGAATATTTTGTAGATGTTTCAAATAAGGAAGAGTATGAAGATTTGCACTTCTTTGCGTACAACATTGATGACTATCCTGAACTGGAAGAGAAACTAAGATTCAAAGGAGTCCCAACCATCTTTGTAGTGAACACACATATTTCAGACAGGCGTCCAAAGCTGCATCTTTTGCCCGAGCCAGACGCCCCAAACGACAAAACTTGGTACCGCGTGAGCGATATTTGTAACTTTTTGAACAGGGTGGCATTATGAAAAAATCACTATCATACGACGACGTACTCTTGGTTCCACAATACTCGGATATCCGCTCACGCTCTGAAGTGTCAACAGGGGTTGATCTCGGCAACGGACTTAAATTAAGGGTTCCAATTCTGGCGTCACCTATGGATACGATTTCGGAAGCTGCCATGGCATTGTCAGTTGGGCTTTATGGCGGTGCCGCAATCGTTCACCGTTACAACACTATCCAACAACAAGCTGATATTATCACTATGGCCAAGGGCCTTGCATTAGATGAACACAACACAGACATAGTAATCGGAGCTGCCATCGGAGTTACTGATGACTACATAAACCGCGCGGCTGTTATGAACGCTCTGGGGATTGATTTCTTGTGTGTTGATGTTGCTCACGGGCACCACATTTTGATGAAGGATGCAATTCATACACTTCGAAGTGCTTTTGGTGACAATTTGCATATTATGGCCGGCAACATAGCTACTTTAGAAGGTATAAACGATCTTGCTGATTGGGGTGCTGATTCTGTACGCTGCAACATTGGCGGTGGTTCAATTTGTTCAACAAGAATCGAAACCGGTCACGGTGTTGCTGGGTTTCAAACCGTTCTAGATTGCGCCAAGACAGACCGCGATGTAACAATCATCGCTGATGGCGGTATAAGAAACTCTGGAGATATGGTGAAGGCTCTTGCTGCGGGCGCCGACTGTATTATGTGCGGGTCAATGTTGTCGGGCACAGACGAAACACCTGGTAATGTTTTTGAAGAGTCCGATGGGACACGCTGGAAGACGTACCGAGGAATGGCTAGCAAGGAAGCGCAGATTAGTTGGAGAGGAAAGTACTCTTCTCATGAAGGGGTGTCTGCTCGTGTGCCGTATCGAGGCTCTGTGACAAAGATTTTGGAAAGCTTAGAAAGGGGCCTCCGCTCTGGATTATCCTACAGCGGCGCCCGTAGTATACCCGAACTGCACGCAAGTTCTGAATTTGTGACACAGACAAGTGCCGGATTGGGAGAGAGCAAGACACATATTCTCAATAGGGCTTGGTGAGATATGACCGAGGAAAACAATTACGGAAAGAACAACAAGAGAATCATCTTTACCGATACAGACCACCGGCATGCTCAACTGTCGCTCAAATTAAAGAACGATGGTATGACACAAGCTAAATTTTTTCGCTCCATAATTTCTGGATATTTGTCTGATGATGAAAGGATTAGAAGTTATGTGGTTGAGAACGGTAGCCTGTCGAAAGAGAAGAAACAAAGAAACACAAAAGCCCGCACCGAAGGTAGAACCTTGGCTCATAATTTAGGACTGTCAGAAGATCAAGTAGAAGATATTTTTGATTTGATTTCCGAGGAGCATCCAAATTTATGAAAGGCGACGGGTTATTACATTGCAGTCGAGAGTGCATCAAAAAGGAAAAGAGATGCGTTAAAATAGACTGTAAACACTTTATTGACTACAAAGATGAATATAACTGTAGTCTAATATCAATTAGCAGAAATGGTCGTATGACCTTAAGAGAAGTAGGCGATAGATTGAAGATTTCATTTGCCCGAGTTAAACAGATAGAGTCCGGTGCACTTAAGAAAATCAAAAACTCAGAGCTTTTTTCTTTTAAAGATATGGCCTAATGACAAAACCAACACTATTTATACTAGAATTTAATTTCATTAATTAAGGAGAGAAATTTAAATGTCACGTAAAACTTTACTTACTGAAGCTGAGGTGCGTCAGTTTCTTAAATTAGCAAACATTGGCCCAGTAGGTGATGCCAAGGTCGTAGAGATGTATCAAGCCCAGCGCGATGATGAAGAGATGGAAGAGGGCGGTATGCGTCCCGGTATGCGCGATGAGCCACCTGGCATGCGCGACGATGAGGATGAAGATCCTCCCGGAATGCGTGATATGCGCGAAGAAGACGATGAGATGGATGCCATGGATATGGGCGATGCAGCCGACGATATGGAAGATGCCGCCGACGATATGGAAGACGACGCTATGGATATGGATGCTGCTCCTGCCGCCGGCAAGATGGTCGCAGTTGAGGACTTTATGGGCGCCCTTGAGCGTGCACTTGAAGATGTTCTTGGTGACGAAGTAGACGTCGATATGGACGACGAAGAGGCCGGTGACGATATGGCTGACGACGCTATGGATATGGCCGATGACGCTATGGATATGGGCGGCGACGATGAAGAGCCTATGATGGAAGCTGACGACGAAGACGAGTCTTTGGATGAAGAGGCGATTGTCAACGAAGTTGCTCGACGCGTAGCTGCTCGACTTCAAGAGAAAAACCAAAAAGAAAATATGGTTGAAGAGCTTGCACAAAAGATTTTAAACAAAATTACTTCTAAGTAATTGACAAATCATAGATCTTACATTATAATTAAATAACCACTATCAGTGGTTATTTTTTTTGGAGAACCCATGGGGCCTTGGTGGCTTTACTTACTTGTGTTCATATTCGGACACTTCACTTGCAGAACATTTTATTTCTTTAGATCATCGAGAATTAGTTTGTCGCTGATCACGTACTCGCAGATAATTTATTTATCCTGTATGCGCAGGGCTGTCGAGCATTTAAATGCAATTAAGGCGAACATAGCCGATGACGACAGTGGCACTCACGATGAATTGCAACAAAAGATTGATGAACAGATAGCTATTTTAAAGAATAATTCAATAAATTATCTAATTAATATGCACCCTAAATTTTACAGAGAGAGTCTGGTGTTTGATGACTGGGATTCATCAGCTAACTTTCTCGATGAAAAAAAGGAAGAAGCATTTAACTTTTGGAAACACAACCATGATTGATAAAATAAAAAAGCTGGTCGATTCTTTAGCTAAGGATCAGGACAAGCAGGAAGTCCCCATCACCCTTTCACTGGAAGAGCAGGAAGAATTAGTAAACCAAATACTTGGTGGACAAAGTAAGGAGCCAGACCTCAGACTTATGGGCCTCTTCAGCGATGTGACTGACGAGAAGGTGGCGGAATTAGTACACGCCCTGTTATACCTTGATGAGCTTAACAGAGTTAGAAAAGAAGACAAGGCAGTTGAGTTTTACATCTGCACCTATGGTGGATCCGCGGATGATATGTTCGCGCTCTACGATGTTATGCGCCAAGTCAGAGAGAACACTGAGGTACATACCGTAGGTATGGGCAAAGTAATGTCGGCTGGTGTGTTATTGCTGGCTGCTGGCACGAAAGGTAAGCGCAAAATTGGAAAGTATTGTCGAGTGATGATTCATTCCGTTATCGGAGGCAGCCATGGCTCTTTACCGAACCTCGCCAATGAGATGGAAGCAATGCAGCAGATACAGAAAGACTATATAAACGCATTGTGTGATGAGACTAACATGAGCAAAAAAGACCTGAAGAAACTTCTTGAGCGTAAGGTTAACGTATACCTGTCGGCAGAAGAAGCGGTCGAGCTAGGAATTGCAGACATAATTATTTAAGGAGTATACAGGTGTCAGATTATATTAAAGATATGTTTATTGAAGTGAGGGAGAAAGACGAAACGATCTCGCCGCTCACGGAACTAGAACAAATGATAGAGGAAGTCAGTAAGGTGCTCCACGGAGTTACAATGCTTAACGAGGATGAAACACTTGAAGAGGGCGAGAGATTCAGTATGTCGATCCCTATCCCCAAACTCAACCCTAACGAGGCGTGGGGGAATCCCGACAGCCAATCAAGAAAAGATATCGACAGAATCTTCGCGTCTATTACCAGACAAGGTGGGATCAAAGAAAGAATCCAGCACGTTAACAGTTTTGTTGATCCGAAGACAGCACAGAGAAAAGGCAAAGGCAAGAGATTTAACGCCATCCTTAATATGATGATGATTATCGAAGCGCTTCAAGCCTGTTTAAACGATTATAGTGAGTCTTCTGCTGGGTTCGTATTCGAAGGATTCATGGCAGCACTTACTGGAGGCTCCCAACAGGCTGATCGCGTAGGTGGCACGCTACCCATTGAAGACTTTGTTACAGGGGACAATGAAAATGTGAGCCTCAAACTTTTGAGCCCCAATACTGGTATTCACGGAAGTTTTACTAACCTTGTTGACTATTTGTTTTTACGAGGTGGTTCCGGCGAGCCTGACATCAAATACTTAATCGGACGCAAAAATTCAGAGGGTGATGACGTATCGCAATTAGCTATCTTTGATTTCGTGATTAGTCGAGAGAACTTTATGACTATTATGGAATCATCTAAGAAGAACAGATCACTGCTCGGAGATGAAGAAACTAAAAATCGCCTAAAGTTACAAATTCAAAATTTTAGCGATTCGTCAAAATGGAAAGTAGGAATGCAAGAAATCCTAGAAAATGTTCCCGGATATACCCGCGGTATGTTCAGCAAAAATGTCGATCCCGCGGGCCAGTTTGAACCAGATGAAGAAAGCGATCTTGCCGATAAGAAAAGAACACAATACTCCAAAGTAAAGGTAAAGGCGTACAAAATGGACGCCGAAAACTCGGCAGAACAAGCGGCCAAAGCAGGTCAACAACCAAATTTTGAGAAATGGGCTAAAACACATGATTTAAAAGATCTTATGCCGCCTATCCTAGATCCAGAGGATCAGGCAGAAGTCGCTAAAGCACAAAAAATACAACAAAGAAACTTTGCTAATTTACAAAAATACTATAACGCAGCTTATACCGCTGCTGCTGAGGAAGCTCGACAGGTAGCCGAATCACACTTCGGGGCTTTCCATGTAAGAGAGAAGCGTATGATGCAAGAAGAAAGAGCGTTGATGGAGGGCGGCGGTAGAGATGGTGGTAGTCAGTGGGAGATCACCCAAACACTAATGGACAAACTTAGAAAAGTGGCGAAGTCACAATACTATGGTGAGCTAGATATGTCCGATGAGAATATCAAAGCATGCGCCGCAATCTATATTGAGAAATTGAAAGACGATATGATGGCTCTTTTGGAGACAACCAAGAGTTTTACTGAGAATGTAGGAAAGTACTTTAGTGCCGATAGGCGCTCGACGGCGATGAACGCGAATGAAAAAGCGCAAGAGGAAGGAAAGACTGTGGTCAACTTGTTGCAGCAATCAAAAACAAAAGGCGAAGAAGATTCCGATCTTGAATAAAAACATTTGACATTTCATACAAAATTGATTATAATAAACACAACATAGAGGTGTAAATGAGTCGCGAATACGACAACAATCAATCGCTACAACAAAAGATAATGAACGGTGTGAATGTCCTTGCTGACAATGTGGCATCCACACTTGGACCCCGCGGCAGAAATGTTCTGTTGCAAGAGAAAGGAAAGGCGCCTTTCGTAACGAAAGACGGAGTGACCGTAGCACACTTCGTAGCCTTGGAAGATCCAATCGAGAACGCTGCTGTACAAGTAGCTAGGCAAGCTGCCATTGAAACCAATGAGATTGCCGGCGATGGTACGACCACGTCAACTATTCTTGCGAGAGCAATCCTGCAAGAATCACAAAAGCATATTGCTGCGGGTGCCGCACCTGTGGAACTACAACGTGGTATCACGAATACAGTTAAAGAGATCTGCACCAAGTTGTCAGCACAATCAACGCCTGTCACTAGCATTGAAGATATCAAACACATTGCCACCATCTCAGCCAACAACGATTCGACCATTGGTGATCTAGTAGCTATGGCTATAGACAAGGTTGGCCAAGACGGCTCAATCACTATCGAAGAATCTCGTTCGTTGGACACGTCCATTGATATTGAGGAAGGGTTTAAGGTACCGTCTGGTGTCGCTGCCTCCGCCTTTATCACTGATGAAAGACGTTCGGTAATGTCTTATGATGAGCCGCTTGTTCTTGTCACCGATCACAAGATTGATGCTGTTGAGCCTGTGCTTCCCATCCTTGAGATGATAGCGAGAGAAGGCCGACCACTAATTATTGTTGCTGAAGAGGTTGAAGGCCAAGCACTGGCTGCTCTTATCATGAATGCTATGAGGGGTACGCTGAAGGTGGCTGCTATTAAGGCTCCTTTCTATGGCAATGAACGCAGAGATACCCTGAGTGATCTTGCAGCTTCGATTGGTGCTACCTTTGTAACAAGAGAATCTGGCATTAAACTAAACGATGTGCAACTCAAACACTTGGGCTCGGCTAAGAGTGTGGAAGGGAATAAATACACCACAACCTTCGTTGGCGGCAATGCAGACTTTGAAGAGATTGAAAAAAGAATTGAGTCTCTTAAGAGCGACATCAAAAGCTGCGATGACATGCAAGCGGCAGAGCTTATGCAAGGTAGAATCGTTAGGCTTGTTTCTGGTGTCGCAGTTATCAAAGTAGGCGGAGCGACACAAGTTGAAATGATTGAGAAAAAGCACAGAGTAGAAGATGCCCTTGAGGCAGTGCGCTCTGCGCAAGATGAGGGCATTGTTGGGGGAGGTGGAACAGCGCTTCTTAGGGCTTCGCAAGACCTTATCGTCTCGACCACTGATTCACATTCCGATCAAGCCTACGGTGTGTCAATTGTTGTGAACGCTTGTAGGGCCCCGATTACTCAGATGGCTTTAAACGCTGGTCTTTCCCCTGATATCATTGTTGATAGAGTGCTGAACTCTGACAGTGGTAATGGCTGGGATTTTAGAAACGACCGCTTGACAAATATGATGAAGAGTGGTATTATTGATCCTGTGAAGGTAACTAAGACAGCTTTGCAGAACGCTTCCAGTTGTGCCGGCACTTTGATCACCACCAATTACGGTATTATACAAACGGAGTCAGAATGATGAACCAAGGAGATTTGATTCACATCCCACAAGGTGTTGAATTGTGGTGTGAGACAGAAAGAGGAATGAGATTACGGATGACAGAAAGACCCACTGTCGGCGTTTATTTGAGTGGCACCAACGCTGTTTACCAAGTTTATGCTAATGGTCACGAATGGAAACTTAAAAGAAGGGACGTGTACCCTCTGGAGAGAGCATGCTAGTAAGATTAACAGAGATATGTCAGAACAATTTGTTGACAAGTAAGAAAGATAACTATACATTAAGGGAAGTATTCGTCAATCCGGAGCACGTGGTTATGATAAGAGAGGAGGCTCGTATGCAAAGCTTAAGCGAGCAAGGCCACCTCCCAGAAGATCTAAGCACCAGCCACCGATTTACCAAGCTTACCATAAACAGGGGACAAACTGGCACAGAGATTGTCGTCGTCGGGGCGCCTGATATAATTGAGCGTTCACTAAACCAAAACAAAAAATTAATAAGAGGTTAAAATGTCAAAAAGAGTTAATATACAATATACAATCGATTTGGAACAATTGCCAAACGAAATAGATAGGATCTATGCCAATGCCAGAGATCTCTTTACCCACCTCTCTCTACCAGAAGAGACCGGTAAAGAGATCCTCACAGCCGATGTGCTCAAGAAACTAGATGAAACACGCCGGGAGCTAACCAACCTAGACCACATCCTCAACGATGTTACAGGGATTGTAAGCTCTTACGTCGAGTACGAACTTGCTCTTAGAAAGAGCGAGCAGCAAGCCCCGCCGGAGCCAGATTACAATGCTGAACACGCTTCTGAAATGTCCGAATAGGTTTGTATCATCAGCTTTCTTGAAAAACTTTCTGAAGCCCGATACAAAAATTAAAACTTATGGTTTAAAAGCTGGGCATATAGAAACAGATCTGCACTCTGCCGGGTTTGATATCACCATGACAACAAACAGATATTTCGTTTGGGAATTTTGGAACTGTTTGGTACAGAACCCTTGGGGGTTACGAAATGCTATCGAGTATTACCACCGCGAGACCAACGAGGGGGAGTTGCGATATTTCAGAGACCACTGGTTTACTTTATTCAAAAAGCCCGAAGACCGCGCAGCCTTTTTTTATCTTCTCAACCGATACTCAAAAACTGGCTCCCTTGAATGCTCTGAGCTAAACAAACACAATTATTCAAAATTCAACATAGTGTCATTAGAAAACTCTATACCTTTGATAAAAGATTTAAAATTGTCTTTCACGTCTCACGAAAATCTAAAGTTCTCATTCGAAAAGATTGAGGATGACTCGACAATCCTGATACCTGTTGGTAAAGCTAAAAGAGACTATATTCTGAAGAAAGAAGTTAGAACTCTCGACACCTCAAACTATAATTTTAAAAATATGAAAACATATTTGTCTGAGGGTAAAAACAAAATGGTGTTGATTTTCAAGTATGACAAATACATAGATAGACTTTTTGACAATAAAATATACATTAATAAATTTGGAATGAGGACAGAGGATCCAGCCCTTGCTGAAGATCTGATTGTAACTAACTTAAACTATGAATAAACTTTTAATTGCATGCACGCTTTTCGCCTTAGGGCAAACCCTCGGCTGGTTTCAGCTTAACGCTCAGTTTGTTTGGGACTGGTGGAAAGACAAGCCGCTGATGTCAGCTATACTATTTTCTATCCCAACGGGTATATGCTTCTGGTATGGCATCAAGCTGTGTTACGAAGAGTGGGGTGAAGTATGGGGCCCAAGATTTTTAATTTTTAGTATGTCGTACTTAACATTCCCGGCACTAACATGGTATTTTCTTAATGAGAGTATGTTCACTGTGAAGACGATGATATGTGTACTTCTCTCTTTCGCCATTGTTGGTGTACAATTATTTTGGAGATAAAATGAATAGAAGAATCGTAGAAAAGCCTTGGGGCTTTGAACACATATGGGCTGAAACCGAAGACTATGTGGCAAAAATGTTGCATATCGAGCCAAAGCAACGGCTGTCGCTTCAGTACCACGAAAAGAAAGAAGAGACAGTATATGTTCTGGAGGGCACTTTGCTAAACTGGACAGATGACGACGAAAGCCCCCCACAAAAGTATAACGTCAACCAAGTCCTGCACATTAAGCCAAACCAAGTCCACAGGTTTGGTGCCGGCAAAGATATGGTGAGACTGATGGAAGTCTCTACACCCCATCTAGATGATGTGGTCAGATTGGCGGATGACTACGACCGATGAGCAATATCTATCTATTTGATGTGGACGGAACGCTTACACCTGCTAAGTCCAAGATTGTCCCATCTTTCCGCAAGACTTTCCAGAAATGGATGAAAGACAAAGAGGTATACATTGTCTCAGGTGGCGCGTTCGTTCGCCTTGTTGATCAGCTTGGATTAGAGACAGTCGAAATGACGGCGGGCATCTTTCCCTGTATGGGTAACATGTTTTATCAGATGCGTGATCAGATAAACGAAAGCGGCTACAGCGAATGGGATATTATGTATGAGAACGAGTTCGTTGGCGCTAAGAATCTTATACGTTCTTTAAGTTCCTATGTGACAAGATCAGAATTTCCTATCAAGACCGGCACACATTTAGAAAAGCGCCCGGGAATGATGAATTTCTCTATCGTTGGAATAGACGCCACACCAGAACAGCGCCAAAAGTTTAAGGAATGGGATGGAGACTTTGGAGAAAGAAAGAGAATCGTAGAGAAACTTAGTAAAAAATATCCTGAGATTGACTTTGTTATCGGAGGTGCAGTCAGTATCGACATCTTCAACAAGGGCAACGATAAAGCGCAGGTTATACCTAGGTATTTTAAAGATGCGTTGGAACACAACCAGATTCACTTTGTAGGCGATCGAATCCCTTTTCCGGGGAATGACCACTCTTTGGCGGCAGCTCTCCGTGAGCACCCAAATGGGGCCGCTTACGAAGTAGAATCGTGGAAAGATACAGCAGAACTATTAAAGACTAAGGCTTTTGCGTAGATACTGATAAAAACAACTATTTATAGTGTTGGAGTTTGAATAAATGGATATTTCTACAGGAAGTTGGTTTGAGTACCTTCGCGAAGAAGTTTTAACAGAGGGCTTGCGAGACATCGGTTTGCCCGAGGTCATCATTGATTTTATTGAGGAAGGCATGCCGAATGCTCCCGAGAAGTCAAAGATGTACGCAGGCACTAACTGGAAAGAACACAGGCTGGGCAACCCCGGCTACATTGATAGCGTTCAACAGAACTGGTTGAACCAGATGGAGCGGATGTTCCCCGACGAGATACAGCTTCCACGCGCAACACACAGCCCGGTAGCTGCACGCACAATCACCCCCTATACTATTGATGGAATGGTTCGCGAACCAACAACTCGCGTGCAATACGACGACGAAACCATCGAGCAAAACAAGAAGATCGCATTCGTCGCAGACAATATAAAGCAAGCGTGGGCAAAGCCCGCCGGCACTTGGCGCAAGACATTTATGAAAGCACTGAAGGCACTGAGCAAAGCAGGTGTGCCTTCCGAGAAGGTTGAGGTTGTAAAAGAATATATCAATGAGCAGATGCTTGGCGAGTGGAGAACATACTGGGGCAGGTATAACGAGTTGTTCTCTTGGCTCAACGACGAGCCAACGAACTATGAAATGATCAAGGGCGATGATATTGACAACGCCTACAATACCGCCATGCAGGACTTGGAGAACCAAGAAGACCCAGAACAGATCCTGCATAAATTTGAAGACGGCTCGTACTGGTATAACTTACAGGTGTCTAACTGCTCCGTAGAAGGCGAGCGAATGGGACACTGTGGCTCTGACTCTCGCGGTGTGCTAGTCTCGCTCCGCAAGCGCCAAAGCAAGCGCAAGGCATCCTCGTCCTATGTGACGATGACTTGGGATAGCGATACTCTTTACCAGATCAAAGGACGCTCTAACGATGCACCTCCAATGGAAATGTGGGATCACATTGAGTGGTTCATCAGAAATTTTGACATCAGCAGCGTCCAAGAAACAGGTGAACACTCTAACGATGAAGAAGGCTTCCGAGAGATGAATGAATATCTCCAAAGCCGCAACCGCGATGTGAACTTCACAGGCACAGTTGACGAAGGCGCAATCCAAGAAGCGATAGACGAGGCAGTACGAGGCTATAACGATAATGCGGAGAACTCAAGCATCTACGGAGAGCTACAAGGACCAGACGATCACGGCGGCGATTACTATTCCGTACAAATGAACGGTGATGGTAGCTTGGAGATTAACTTGGGGTGGAAGGGATTTGAGCTTAGAAACAATGAGTACACGCCTACGATAATGGCAAATGACACCACGCAGGACGACAGATACGAAACGATACCCGAGAACACTTGGGTAGGCACAGCAAGAGACTTTACGAGTGAACTAGATCTAGACGAGATTGGTTATAATCTCCCCGGAGAAACCGAGGTTGAGTGGGAAGTTAAAATGCTCACAGGCGCTCAGCCAGAGGGCGAAGACATTGACCCAGACTATCCGGCAACCGCACACCTTATAGTTAGCTTCCGCTGTTACGAATACGAGAGCGTGGAAGACGAAGATGATGCTGGTCGCGTAGCAGACAACTTTGCCTCAGAAGTACAATCGGGATTTGAAGAGAAGTACGACGAGATCAAAGAAGAGATAAGAACCAAACTTGCACAAGAAGGCTACTCTGTCAAGACAGCCTATGATCGTGATCGCGGTGAGATGAGTGAGTATGATTTAGATCACTGGAACATATATGCAGACAAGTCAGGATTAGAGTTTTGGTTCCGTCCTGAGAGCAGCGCCGACACGCTTGTTGAATACGGCGATATGCCGATGATATTGAAGATGTGGGGGCAGCAATTGCTGTCTGGACACATAGATCACTTATACTCTCGCGCATTTGGGACGCGCCGCTCGTCAGCAGCCCGCTACGGAAACCCCGACCTAGACCGCAATATGGCGAGAACACTGGAGAGATTGTATAAGAAAAACAAGGAAACCAATGCCGCAGGACAAGAGCAATTGCCCTTTGGTGATAAGTATGCCGCCAAGCATGTACCGATTGTCTTGGCGAAAGACTCGCGCTTTGTTATCCAAGGCGCCGCAAGTTATAACAACAGAGGCTCTGGAGCAGGCGCATACCCCGAGATGCCCATTGGCTGGCGCTATACTATCGGTGTAGACAGCAGCGCATCACCAGAAGAAGTGCAGACAGTCAAAGACATCGTAAGATACTTTAACGCGAACCCTCAGTTGGTTATGGATGCTGCCAAAGAGACTATTGATATAGCACTTGAAGGCTCCATCTCTCTGGCAGAAGCAACGAAAGCAGATGTGATGTCAGGAAAAATAGTGTACGCAACCATCAGAAACATTGATTCTATGCTCTCCGCACAAGTGGCTTCGGGTTCTGACGAATGGGCAGAGCGCAAAGTAATGATGGCTAGATGGATTAATGAGAACTTTGAGCAGATGAATGAGCCAGAGAAGCACGTA